GAAAAGAACGGTTATCTGCAGGACATCATGCTGAATGTTCGCAAAATTGCCGCCATGATAACCGTTCCCCTTGCCATGAACACTCCGGTCTCTTCAGGTTCCGTATCCGATGCCTACGTAATGCAGGACACGAGGAGTATGACGGAAAAGGCAGAGTCCGGATATCGTAGTGAAAGGCAGCCCCGGACGATACGTATAGACCGCGTATGCGACCAGATCACCATCCATGTACAGAATACAGACGGGAAGGGTATAGATACCATCCGGCAGGAGATTATCAATGTGTTCAACGAAATATACGAGGTGTAGCTATGGGAAATTTCAATATAAAGGACATTCTGCTGGATGTCATCGGTTACAAGGGACTGCCTTACCCCGGTGTGTGGTTGCCTGCGGCAGACCGTTCAGAGTCCGGCGATGGGTATGAGTACGATGGGGAAACAGCCGGCGAAAAGACGAATACGGATTTAGGTTCTGTCCTTCGTAAGAAAGACGCCATGGGAAGATATTATTTCATGCCCGTTGTTCTGGAGCACAAAGGTAAGGAGTATGAGATACCTAATGCCGTTATTTCCTTTACCGGCAAGAAGAATATCGTAGAAACGGCAATGGTAGGACGTAAAGGTTCGGTTAAGGAACTTATCAGTCTGGATGATTACGAAATCAGCATATTGGGTGTTGCCCTGTCCGATGATTTTCCCGAAGCGGCCCTGACGGAACTGAATGAACTCTACAACATCAACGAGTCCGTTATCCTGAAATGCGCACTTACGGACATTTTCCTCGAGGAAGACGACCGGGTGGTTATCCGCAGCATTGATATATCCGATATGAAAGGAACCGAAACAGTCCAGATATTTAAGATGGAACTGGTGACGGACCATAGTTTTGAACTCATAATCAAATAGGCCATGTTTATACTCTGTTCGGAAATAAGGATCGGGAATGTCTCTTTCAAATCGGTACATGATGTACGGATAAAGAGAAGCATTTACAGCCTTGCCGCCACGGCCGTGATCAAGGTTCCGGTTACTGCCGTACTTAAATATACGGGAGAAGCGCCGGCCTATATAGAAACGGCCCAGGTTGTCAAGGTCGGCGACCGGGTGGAAATCAGGCTGGGTTATGACGGTAATCTGAGTATCGAGTTTGCCGGTTACGTGAAACGATTGAATTACAAGGTTCCTTTGGAAATAGAGTGTGAGGACGAATACTATGCGACCCGCCGGGTAAACTGCGTTTTCTCGGGAAAGGAAACAACGTTAAAACAGTGTTTGAATACCATTTTACCGGACTTGAATATTGCTTATTGTGTAGACCTGACATTAAAGAACTTCGTCGTTAATAACAAGCCCGGCAGCTGGGTGCTCGGCTTTCTCAAAAAGGAGTACGGTTTGGCCGTCTTTTTTGACATCGACGGCAATCTGTACGCAGGTAAGGCACACGAAGTGCAGGGCGAAACGGTGAAATACCGGCTTCGTTATAATGTCATCAAGGATGATGAGCTGAAGTACCAACTCGCCGAGGATGTCCGGCTGAAGGTGAAGGCCGTATGCTATTATAAGGACGGCACGAAGATAGAGGGGGAAATCGGCGAAGAGGGCGGTGAGACAAAAACGCTCTATTACTATGACGTGAAGGATGCCGGTGAACTGAAAGCGTTGGCCCGCGAAGAACTGGAGCGCTACCGCTTTGACGGATACCGTGGTAGGATTGAAACATTCCTCGCTCCCTATGCACTGCCGGGTATGGTGGCGCAGCTGGATGATCCGGTTTACCGGGAACGCGGCGGGAACTATTACATAGAAAGTACGGAAGTGACGTTCGGAACGGGCGGCGCACGTAGAAAAATAGAAATCGGTATCAAGGTATGAAGGATATAGAAGAAATCAGACGTGCCATTCACGAGCGGCAAGGCGGAGATAGTGTTTTTCCGGCCGTTGTGACGGAAGTGGATGAGAAGGAGTACACTTGTACGGTACGGCGTGACGGGCAGGTCGACTATTTTGATGTGAGGTTACGTGCATTGGTAGATTCGGAATTGCAGGGCTTTGCCTTTATTCCCAGGTTGCAAAGCACCGTCCTTGTATGCCGTATCGGAAAGAGCAACGAGCTGTTTGTATGCCGGTTCGGTGAGATAGACGGGGTTATTTTAACCTGCGGCGATCTGGAGCTGAAGACCGACCTTGATAATATCGACGTCAGGAAAGGTGACAGTGTGAGCGTTCATATCGATACGGGCAAACTGGAAGTGACCAACGGCAAGACGAAAGTCACCCATGAGGCGGAAGCCTTGACGCTCCTGTCGGATCAGACGACTGTGAAGATAACAACGGGCGGCCTTACCTTAAGGAAAGGCGGTTCGGGACTGAAGAAAACACTCGGTGATCTATTGACGGCCATACAGAAACTGACGGTAACCACAGGAGTAGGCCCCAGCGGCCCGCCTATCAACGTCGCAGACTTTCAGAGAGTGCAACAGGACTTGAGTAATTATTTGGAGGAATAGGATATGCCATTAGTAAAAGCAACAATCAAAGCCGGAATCAAATCGGCATTTACCGAGGTGATGAACCAGAAGGAAGGACGTGAAGACGCGTTGGATAAGTTGGCGGACAAGATAGCCGCCACAGTGGTGGATGCCATAAAAAGCGCCAAGATAACCTATACAGCCGGCCTTGTAGCCCCGGCAATGGGCGGGCCGGTGACAGGGACATTCCAGTGTACAATATCGTAACGGGGAGGGCTTATGATTGATATCGGACATACGGCTAACGGGGATATCGACCTGCAGGCGGGTGACATTCTCTATGCGGAGAGTACCGGGCAGCACCAGCGGGACATACTGTTAGCGGATAAAGGACATTACAAGGAAAGCCCGGAAACGGGTGTGGGAGCCTTGGAATATATGAATGACAATGAACCGGACAGACTTTTGCGGAGCATCCGAAAGGAATTCACGCGGGACGGCATGAAAGTGTCGAAAGTCTCTCTGGATAATGTAGTGGCGGAGTATGAAGAAAGTAACGGCTAAGGCGAACCAGACAATGTATGACGTTGCCATAGAACAGTATGGTACATGCGAGGCGGTGGGAAAGCTCATGCAGGATAACCCCGATATGGAGAATGACTTGCAGGCAATAACGGAAGCCGGTATTGAAGAAAGCGACAGAAGTTTCTATTTTGATTTACCGCTACCTGAGGGCAGCACATTGCTTGTCGATACGGACAGCCGGCTGATTGAAAAAAACATCCTTCGGGAAATAGGTAAGGACGTAACAACTTATGATTTGAAAGACTATGGCACGAACGATTAAAGAAATTCAAGACAGTATCATCGATTCGCTACAACAGGAATCGGGGCTTTCTCTTTCCACCTCTAAAGTGGCGGAGTGGCGGTTGTGGACGTATGTGTTTGCGGTAGTCGTACATACGTTTGAGATAATCCTGGACATGTTCAGGAAAGAGGTGGACACTCTTGTTGAGAAGGTGACACCGGGAACGGTACGATGGTATGCCGAGATGTGCTACCGATTTCAGAACGGGCATGAGCTTCTGTTCGATGATGAACGGGCAATGCTTTATTACCCGGAAGATAATCCGGATGCCCGGATTATCAAGGTGGTGGCTGTTCGTGAAGAAACCAACCGGCTTGTCATTAAAGCGGCCAAGTGGGACTCGGACGGGAATATCGTTCCGCTCTCACTGGAAGAAAGGTATAATTTCACCGGTTACATTGATGCGATTAAGTTCGCAGGAGTGGACACTACCATAGTTTCCACTACCGAGGATAAGATACGTTATAATCTGGAAATGTATTATGATCCGGCCGTTCCGCTGACACAGATAAATACGGATGTTTCCGCCGCACTGGACACGTTCAAGTCCTCGCAGGGCTTTGATTCCATGATATACAGGCAGCGGTTTATTGATGCCGTTATGGATGTTCCGGGAGTGACAACCTGTAACCTTTTGGCGATGGAACGTAAGGGGGCTACGGATGAGGATTTCTCGCCGGTGGATATCTGCGCGGAACTGGAATCGGGATATTTTGAATATGACGTTACCAGCCGGCTTGTTTTTAAATCTGTAAAGGAACTGGAAATATGAATCTGAGAATGAATTGTAAGAACCTCGTACGGCAGTTGTTGCCACCTCATAAGAGGCAACCGGTGCGCCTGTCTCTTCTTGCCGGCTTCGTTGCTGTATTGCAGAAGTTATTCGAAGCGTTCGCTACATGGCGAGACAATGTCCGGATGATGGCGAACGTAAATTCACAGGTAAAAGTCTTTGAAGGTTATTTGCGTAAAAAATACGATGAACCTGTCAATATCCGGATAGAAACCTTTAACAACGGGCTGTTGCTGGTGGGATTGAAAAGTGAGGGCCGGACAATGTGGCCGGAAATCAGCCTGGAGGACGAGAGAAAAACAAGGCCTGTACCGTTGGAGAACGAGGTAAGGGATAAGTTCAAGGGGGTAAATTTTATAGTTTACATTCCTAAAAACATAGACAAGAGCCTGGTGGAAATCGATATAGAGAAATTCAAGCAGGCATTAATCACCTATAAAATTATACAGCAATGAAGAGACATGTACAAGTGCCGGGAATCCGGCAATGGGCAGCGGAAGATTTTTTGGAGTTGCAATCCGAACCGCTGAAGGCTTTGGACGGTTTTTTTGAGGAATACGGCCCCTGTATTATCAGGGGATGCCGGGCAACAAAAAACGCCGATGAAACCTACAACCTGACTGCCGGGTTGGTCGCTCTGGAGGGAACTGACGCCGAAGGAAACAGATGTTTCAAGGTCGTACCGTTTTCCGGTATGGTGGGCACGCCGATGCCTATTTATCTGACATTGGCGAACTCTCCGGTCAAACGCCAATATGTTGATGGTGCCATAAAGCCTATCGCTTACGAATATTATGCTGCGGCAAGCGTTGTCAAACCGGAGAATGTTCCTTTTCTGGAGCTCAAGACGAACAGGCGGGGAGCATTCGTTGATGTGATTCAGGACAGTAATCATGTTTTTCTTACGGCCGAGGAGCGTGAGAAATTGAATAACCTGGCAGGCTATATCCACCCGAAAACACATCCGGCTTCCATGATCGTATTCGATGACGGGGAAACGTTACAGCATAAGTACGACCTGTCGCAACAGGTGACCTATGAATACACACTGGAAGTCTCCCCATCATCACTCTCATTCGGAGCGGCCGAAGAAGTGAAAGGGCTTTCCATTACTTCGTACAGAACGAAGTTTGTAGGTGGCGTCTCCACCGGCGAGAAAGAACAGGTAGACTATACGGCTGTTGTAAATTCAGGGACGGATACTTTTTCCATAGAGGATGTGGCGGTAACGGCCAAACAGAACAATACGGAATCACAGCGTAGCGGTTCAGTCCTTGTTACGCAGGCGGGTTCCGGCAAGACAATAACCGTTTCACTCAGCCAGGCTGCCGGTGAGGTGAGCTGGGAATACCGCTTTTCAGTCAATCCGGCCGCTTTGAATTTTGCAAATGCTGCCGGTTCACAGAATGTGACTGTCGTTTCAGATAAACAAAAGAAGATAAACGGCATCAATTCAGGTAATCCTGTCTCTGTAAGTTTCAGTTCGGCTGTGACTTCGGGTAGCGATGCGTTTTCTGTTGATGGGAATACGGTGTCTGCCACTACAAACGGAACGGAAACACAACGTAATGGTACAGTACAGTTTACTCAGGCTGAAAGTGATAAAACTGCGGATGTCTCTCTTAGTCAAGCTGCCGGCGAAGTTACTTGGGAATATACTCTTTCCGTCAATCCGGAATCACTGTCATTTGAGACCTCAGGTGGTACCCGGGATGTTTCGGTGACCTCGTACAAACGTAAGTATATAAACGGTAGCTATACGGGAGAACAGGTGAACGTGGGTTGCTCATCTTCTGTTACCGGTGCAGGCTTTAGTTCCTCGGGAACTTCTATAACTGCCGGGCAGAACAACACATTATCTGACAGAAGCGGTACTGTTACTTTCACACAGTCGGAAAGTGGGAAACAAGCCTCTGTATCACTTAACCAAAGCAAAGGTGTCGAGGGTTGGAACTATACGTTTGAGGTAAGCCCTTCCTCACTGTCGTTTGATGCTGCAGGCGGTACAAAACAGGTTTCTGTGACTTCGTACAAACGTCAAACGGTCAACGGTATTGAAAATGGTGTACAGGAGAATGTGGGGTATTCATTTACAGTTTCAGGGGATGGATTTAGTTCTAATGGGACTGTGGTAACGGCCGAAGAGAATATGAATACATCCACACGTAACGGGGGAATAATATTCATTCAAGATGATAGTTCCAAAATAGTATCAATCACAATGAACCAGTTAGCGGCTATCATCAATAATATTACTGTAACAGGAATTCGTTATTCTGGAACAACAGTTTATAAAGCTGAAGCACAATACCCTGTAAGTACAGATGTTGAAATACAATTTGAAGCGACATATTCTCCCGGCGGCGGTAATGATCGACATACAGTAAAAATCCTAATAA